TAGAATCATGCCGCGTATTGAGGTCTGGTGGCCGTTTGTGTTTTCAGTTTCCGGATGCGAGGCTGTTGCCTCGAAGAGAAAATATTATCGACTTAAAGAAATGCACTGAGCAATCGATAGCATGGACCCCTGAAGAATTGGTTGAGATTGCTGACGGCATAGACGTTGACGTATATCAGGCGTCTCCTCACAGTTTGTATCTTTTTGGAGTGATGAAATGATTTCGGAGTCGCCAATTCTCGTGACGGGCACGGCTCGCTCTGGAGTTTCTATGATTGGGGGAGTGATTCGTTTGTGTGGCGCCTGGGGTGGCAGGATGGAAAACATTACCGATTACGATGGTCGAGGGTCATTTGAAAACGGGGAGATTCGTGAATCAATCGTTAAACCTTTGCTTCGAGGAATTCATGCTGACCCTACCGGTCAACGACCGTTGCCGAGCATTCGTGAGTGCAATAGGATCGCAGGAAAAGTCGCTTTCACCTGGAGACGTCGATTAGAAAAGATCATTGTTTGTCAAGGTTATCAAGGTGAACCGATATTTTACGTTAGTCCGCAAAGCTGTCTCATTTGGCCGATTTGGGCGAAGGCATTTCCTCGGGCACGTTGGATTATTGTTAGGCGTAAAGATGAAGATATTATTTCTGCATGTATGAAAACTGGATACATGACGGGGTACAAAGATAGAATTGGATGGGCGCAATGGTTAGAATTTCACAAGCAGCGATTTTCGGAAATGATTGACGCCAATCTAAATATATTTCAAATTTGGCCTCAACGAATGATTCGAGGAAAGATTGGCGAGCTCCGAGAGTTGATTGAACAGTTGGAGTTGTCGTGGGATGATGCAAGAGTCGAAGATTTCATCGCGCCGATATTGTGGAAGGGCGGTATTTTTGAAGTCACTGATTGATTGATACGGAGGCAAGTATGGCAAATAGAGCAACGGAGGCGGAAGTCAAAGAGATCATTGACACCGCGTTGACAGCAGAAGAGATTACTCCGTTTCTCAATTCGGCGAATGTCGTTGTGACGGATGTTCTTACCAACGAAGGATACGGGACGAGTTTGTTGAAGCAAATTGAAATGTGGCTGGCCGCACATTTCGTTGCCATCCGTGATCCTCGTATAGCCAAAGAAAAACTTGGAGATGCTGACGCGACATATCAAGGTAAAACTGGCCTGGGTTTAAATTACACGTCGTATGGTCAACAGGTCATGTTGATGGAGCACCACGGTAAGCTGGCTGAGATATCCTCTGGCAAAGGGTCGGCAGAAGTGATGGTGATAACGTGAGTCCTGGACGGTCTACAATGGTTGCTGGTAAATTAAAACAGACGGCAGTGTACTGGGGGAATCCTCAGAGCAATGGGATCGGTGGCAGGACATTTGATGAAGCTGTCGAGATTGACGTGCGGTGGGAGCAGAAACAAGAGTTGTTCATTGATGCCGCTGGACAGGAGACCCGGTCTAATGCGGTGGTGTATGCCGACCAGGATGTTGACATGGGTGGGTACCTGTTTCTTGGGAAACTGATTGACCTGTCTTCAGCCGAGGAAGGTGACCCTCTTGCGGTCGATGGGGCGTATGAGGTGCGTGGTTTTGGAAGCACTCCGAATTTGAAAGCTGATCAGAGCTTGCGAAAGATTTGGTTATGACAAATATAACAGGGACATCGAAAGTTTTGGCGAACATTAATCGGCAGGTTTCGGCGATCAAGAATCGAACGAGAGCCGGGCTGTGGGACGGGGCATTGATTATTCAGGCACGGTCGATGGAATTGACTCCACACGACACGGGGCACTTAAAAGGTTCGACATACGCCGTCATCATCAACACTCAAGATGGTTCGGGAGCGGAGATTGGATATACCGCGTTTTATGCACCATTCGTTCACGAGATTGACAAGAACTATAAAGTTGGTCAATGGAAGTTTTTGGCGACTGCCATGCAACAGAAACGAAAAGAAGTTTTAGAAGCCATTCGAAAGCGTGCCCGGATATGAATGGGAGATGGACATGAATCCACCTAGTGTAGACATAAAAGATATTCTCAAATCGATCTCGGCTCTCGCGTTGACGTTCACAACTGATCTGTTCGTTTCGGAGATGCCGCATGCCCCGGACGATTGTGTATGTGTATACGATACGGGTGGAGAAAACTCTGAGGTTGATTACGTGTATGAACGACCAACGATTCAGGTTCGAGTTCGAGGAGCGAAAGGGGGATATCAGGATGGTCATGCTTTGGCGCAAAGCATTCGAGATGAATTAAATGGGTTGGCAAATCACACAATCAATGCAGCCCGATATGTTGGTATTTGGGTGGAAGGAGACATCATAGCATTAGGGTATGATGACAATCATCGACCGTTGTTCACGGTTAATTTTAGAATGCATCGGACAGGTGCATAAGGAGAAAGTGCAATGACTGACGCAATTGCTGGTGTGGGGACAGCATTCAACAGAGAACGTGATTCCTCCTCAGACGTATTCGATCCTATCGCCGAAGTGAATTCCATCACCGGTCCTGGGATGACGAGAGCCTTCATTGACGTCACCAGCCTCGATTCAACTGGTGGTTACCGAGAGTTTATCGGTGGATTTCGTGACGGCGGTCAGGTGACGTTAAACATGAACTTCACTCGGGACGGTTACGAGCAGATGCGACTGGACTTCACGGATGATGATTCCGTGAACTATCAGATTGTTTTGCCGGACACAGGCGCTACGACGCTTGACTTCGCGGCGTTCGTGACCGACCTGCCGATGTCGGTCACACCCGACGACAAGGTCACTATTGATGTGACCTTAAAGATCACAGGCGAAGTGACGTTGACTTCATAACGATGAAAGGAGAAACACATGTCGAAGATCCTAACCAAGGATGAGATTCTCAAAATTGAGGACATCAAGACTGAAGAGGTAGAGGTTCCAGAGTGGGGCGGCGTGGTATTGGTTAAGACCATGTCTGGAAGAGAGCGTGATCAACTTGAGTCCTCTGTTATCACGAAACCGGGAGAGCGCAATTTGACTAATCTCCGAGCGAAAATCGTTTCGTTATCCATCATTGATGTGGATGGGAATCGTCAATTCTCATTCGACGACGCGATCCTGCTCGGAGACAAATCAGCAAGGGCTTTGGACAGAGTGTTCACCGTTGCACAACGATTGTCTGGATTCACTCCAGAGGATGTAAAGGAGCTATCAAAAAAATCCGAGCCCAACCAAGTAGACGATTCTACTTCCGGTTAGCATTGGCTCTGGGCTTTCCACATCCGGATCATTTATTGTCGGCGTTGGACAGTCGACAAATCGCAGAGTGGATGGCTTATTATATGATAGAACCATTTGGAGAATATCCAAAGTGGCTTCGGACTGGAGTGCTAGCGGCTGTAACGGCAAATGTCCACAGGAGTAAAAAATCGTCCAGACGATTCACTCCGGAGGATTTTATGCCGAAGGAACCTGCTGATGATCGCCCGGTGTATCAATCGATAGCAGCGCAACGGGCTGCCTTGGTGCAGATATACAAGTATGCGCAGAGACATAAATTGACAAGGGAGAATTAGATGGCGACTTTAGGAACCTTGACTGCGCACATCGGATTGAATACAGCGATGCTTCGCGCCGATACGATGCGTGCACAAGGAATGTTGTCTAGATTCTCGGCGACACGTAGCAGAGGGATCGGAGCGATCACTAAGTCTGTTGGAAAACTTGGTGGCGCTTTAGCCGCTCTTGGTATTGGCATTGGAGGACTCGCCCTGTTCAAATCAATAACGACGATCGGGGCTGAGTTCGAACAGACGATGGCGACGGTCGGTGGAGTGATGCGAGCGACCGCAGAAGAGATGGACGCTCTGACTGCTTCAGCCCGGAAGATGGGCGAGACGACCGAATGGACGGCATCCGAAGCAGGGGGAGCTCTTCGATTTTTGGGGATGGCCGGGTTTGAAGCAACGGAAGCCATTGCTGCTCTTCCTGGAGTTCTTGACCTTGCCACAGCGGGAACTCTTGGTTTAGGAAGAGCAGCTGACATTGCATCGAATGCGCTGACGGCGATGCAACTTCCTGTTGCTGAGTTGAGTCGAGTCAATGACGTCTTCGTCGGGACGATAACTCGATCGAACGTCAATATGGAACAAATGGCCGAGGCGTTCAAGTATGCCGCTCCGGTCGCGAATGCGTTTGGATATTCCATCGAAGAACTCTCTGCGATGATCGGGTCGCTCGGGAATGCCGGCATTCAAGGGTCGATGGCCGGTACGCAACTGGCGATGGCAATGCAGAAGGCGAACGCGGTTGCCATCAAACTTGGATACAGCAGTTCCGATTTACTTGATGTTCTCGAACAGATGGGCCGAGAAGGTCGAACAAACGCCGACTACATCGAACTGTTTGGAATTCGCGCGGGGCGCGCGGCTCTTATATTGAAAGACATGGTTCCCGAAGCGAAGGCATTTCAAGAAACACTCGGTGGCGTCGCCGGAGAAGCAGCGGTACTCGCCGATAAGATGCGGAGTACGATCGGGGGTGCATATAAAGAATTGAAGTCAGTCGTCGAATCGTTGAAGATTGACGTGTTTGCAATATTCAGGGATGATCTAAAAGCGTCTGTCCAGGCGACGACAGAATGGATTCGAAGCAACAAGGAAGAGATCACCGCATTCGCCGAGGGGCTCGTCGACACATTCCATGTCATCTGGGGAGCAGTTCAGGTCATCTGGACTGTTCTGGCTGCTCTCATTGGTGGGTTCACCGACGTGTTTGAAGAACTTCGGCGAACGTCTTCTGAGGCAGCCGATCAGATCGAAGACGATGCGGCGAGAGCCGAAGCAGCATTCAAACCGCCAGACTTCACTCCATGGGATGAATTTTTAACGGCAATGAACACGTGGGGAATGAACATTGCCTATCTCATCGAGGCGGTTGCCAGAAGTATCGCGCAGGTCTTCTCTGGGCTAGTGATATTCATCGTGAATGATTTGTTGAAGAATCTGCTTGAGGCCTTATGGGAATTTGCCAATGCAATTGAACGCATGATGCTGCTGGATCTTTCCGGTGCGTGGGAGCACATCAAGGAGACGGGCGTACAGTTTGCAGATATGTGGAGCGAAGGGAATCGAACAGGGTTGGCGATGATTGCTTCCATCGGAAATGCCTGGGATGATTTCGCCGACAAACTTGAACTGCGATCTCCATCCAGGATCCTTTTCGAAGGTTGGGAAGCCGAACAGAGAAGATTAGCCGGCCAAGCTCCCATAGACTTTATTGGGCCACCACTCCCTCCTAGCTTTGTCCCGACAATTCATCAGCCGAAAGAAGTATCCCGGTCAACAATTGGTGACCTTGACAAAGTAGGAAAGGCTGCTGATAAGGCTGCTCGAGCATATCAACGACTTGTTGATGTTCAGGTGAACGTATACCGCAATCTCCTTCAAGAAGAAGGTCGAACACAAGAAGAGCTTTTAGCAGCCTGGGACGGTTATGAAGCTGCTCGAATGGAGCAGATACGACTTGAAGCCGAGGCATTGGAAAAGATCGGAGTTACTGCTGAATTAATCGCTCTGCACACTGATGCCTCTATTCGAGAGTTGCTACGGGAAGAGCGGGAACTGTTCAACGAGCAAAGTGAATGGATGAATGGATTGATCCGCGACATGGCAATGGAGATGCGCGGGACAATGCAAGAGTTCTTCTTTGATACAATGAAGGGGGATTGGAAAGATTTAACGGATTATATGGAGGATGTTTGGGACGTCTTCCTTCGAAGGATTGCGGACAAAGCCGCGCAGGAGTTCATGGACATCCTCGGATTGGGTCGTCCCGGGGGTGGAGGATACGGCTTCAATTTGTTCAGCATCGGGGGTGGTGGCGGTGGCGGTGGCGGAACACGGCGTGAGGCGGATTTCGTTGAGGGTGCAATGGCGACCGGCGG